GCGCGCCCCGCGATCCAACTCGGCAAGGCGTTGAACGACCCGGTCAAGGGCATCACCGCCCTGTCCCGGGTTGGTGTGTCGTTCACGCAGGGGCAGAAAGACTCCATCGCCGCGATGGTCAAGTCCGGGGACACGATAGGCGCCCAGAAGGTCATCCTCAAGGAACTCAACGCGGAGTTCGGTGGTGCCGCGAAGGCTGCTGGTCAATCCCTTCCTGGTCAGCTCGCCATCGCCAAGCGGGCGTTCGAGGATGTGTCGCAGTCCGTCGTCGAGGGCCTGCTGCCGGTAGTCCTGCCCGCGATCACGAGCATCGGCTCGGTCATCACGACGAAGGTGATCCCGGCCATCGGAGGGTTCGTCACCGGGTTCAAGGCTGGTACGGGTGCGGGCGGCACGTTCCACGGCATCCTGACCAGGATTGGCGGTGCGCTAAAGACTGTCGGCGGCTTCCTGACCAGCTCGATCATCCCCGGCCTAAAGGTCTTCTTCTCGTTTGTGAACGGCAACGACACGGGCGTCGACGGCCCCTTCAGGTCGATGGCCGTCGCGGGAACAGCGCTTCGTGGCGTCTTGGTGTCAGTCGTCAGTTTCGTCCGTGCCGAGCTGGTGCCCGCTGTCCGGGCGTTCGGGCAGGCTGTTGTCCTCCCGGACCTGAAAGCCCTCGGGGCGTTCCTTACCGGCACGGTCATCCCGGCGGTGAAGCAATTCGCAACCGCGATCGTCTTCCCCGGCCTCGTCGCGGTGGGCGCTTTTTTGGTCGGGACGCTGATCCCCGGCCTGCTGTCATTCGGGACGACCCTGAACGACAACAAGAAAGTGATCGGCGTCATCGCCGGGATCATCGGCGCAGTCCTCATTCCGCATCTGATCGCGCTCGGCGTCAAGGCCGTCATCTCTGCCGCGCAGCAGGTCGCGTCGTGGGCTGCCACCAAGGCGAGCGCCGTGTCGTCATCCATCGCGCATGTCGCGGCCACGTACAAGATCATCGGCGGCTGGATCGCTGCTGGTGCCGCCGCCCTCAAGTCGGGCGCGGAGACCGTCTACGTGTGGGCGCTGTACAAGGCTGAGGCGATCAAGGGTGCCGCCACCACGGTGGCCTCGCACGCGCGCATGGCCGCCGCGTGGGTCGCGTCCGCTGTCCGTGCTGGCATCTCCGCTGCTGCGACCGCAGCAGCGTGGGTGGGCGGAGCCATCGCCACCTCGGCGGCGGGGGTCCTGTCGACCGCGAAGACCATCGCAGCCCTGGCCGCTCAAGGTATCGCCATGCTCGCGTCGCGCGCCGTGATGGTCGCCGTCGCAATCGGCACCGGCATCTGGACCGCCGCACAATGGCTCCTCAACGCAGCCATGACGGCAAACCCGATCGGCATCGTCATCGTGGCGATCGCCGCGCTCGTCGCCGGCATCATCTGGGTTGCGACCAAGACAACATGGTTCCAGACCATCTTCCATGTTGCCTCTCGCGTCATCGGCGCAGCGTGGACGTGGGTCAAGACCTTCACGATCGCAGCCTGGAACGCGATCGTAAGCAAACTGACGACCGTCTGGAACTGGATCAAGACCGCGGTCAGCCTCTACTTCAACGCCTACAAGACGATCATCTCCACCGTCTGGACGACCATCAAGAACGCTGTTGGTGCCGCGTGGGGCTTCATCAAGTCTGCGCTGACCACCGCGTGGACCACGATCAAGACTGCAGTGACGACAGCCTTCAACGCCTACGTCACGATCATCTCCACCGCGTGGACGACTATCACGACCGCTATCCCTGCTGCGTGGGCTGCGGTCAAGACTGCGATCTCAACGGCTTGGGACACCATCAAGACGGCAGTGTCCACCAAGGCGGGCGAGCTCGTCACGTTCGTCGGTGGCATCCCCGCCAAGATCGTGACCGCTCTCGGCACCCTGACGACCCTGCTGACACAGAAGGGCAAGGACGTCGTCCAGGGTCTGTGGGACGGCATGACGGCGATCTGGAACAAGGTCACCGGTTGGATCGGCGGTATCGCCACGTGGATCAAGGACCATAAGGGTCCGCTCAGTCTTGACGCGAAACTCCTGACCCCGCACGGCAAGGTGATCATGCAAGGGTTCTGGGACGGGCTGAAGTCGGGGTTCTCGCGGGTCCAGTCCGGGGTTGGCGGCATGGCCGGTGCGATCAGCAGCGGCGTATCTCAATGGCTGCCGATAGTCCAGCAGGCGCTGTCGATGCTGGGTCAGCCGTTGTCCCTCGCGCCCATCGTTCTGCGACGGATGAACCAGGAGTCCGGCGGCAACCCCAGGGCGATCAACCTGACGGACTCCAACGCCCAACGCGGCGACCCGTCGCGCGGTCTCATGCAGACCATCGGGTCGACATTCGCCGCTTACATGCTGCCCGGGTTGTCCGGCGACATTTTCGACCCGCTCAGCAACATCGTCGCGTCGATGCGTTACGCGCTAGCCAACTACGGATCATTGGCTGCGGCGTACAACCGCGCTGGCGGCTACGACACGGGCGGGATGCTCAACCCGGGCGCTGCGGGCGTGAACTACGGGCGGCTGCCAGAGCGCGTCCTGTCCGGCACGCAGACGCAAGCCTTCGAGCGGCTCGTCGCCACACTCGAGCGCGGCGGTGCGGCAGTCGGCAGCCACAGCAACAGTGACGTTGTCAGCGCGATCAAGACCCTCGGTGACAGGTTCGCCGATGAGCTCCAGTCTCAGGCCCGGACGATTCAGATGATGCAGCGGCAGATGGCGGGCGCGCGATGACCACGATCGTTGTCGCCTTCCAGGACGCGTGGCTGACCGACGTCGCCACGTCTGTGAGCGTCACCGGATCTTTCCCTGAGAGACAGTCCACCGACGCTCTGGACGGTGGGGTTCGCGTCTATGCGGGCGGGCGTCGCCGGTCGATCACGACCCCGAGCAGGACCCGCACATACCCGGTCGTGTTGCAGTGGTTGGACGACACTGACGCAGCGCAGGTAGCCGCATGGGCGGGGCGGGTGTTGCTGCTGCGGGATACCGGTGGACGGCGCGTGTTCGGAACCTTCTTCCAAGTCGACTTCACGGACACCTATCAGACCGCGGGGACACGTCACGAGGCGACGTTCACGTTCACCGAAATCGATTACTCCGAGGCGGTTTAGATGCAACCCCTGACGGCTCCTCCGCGTAGCGCCTGGACGGCGGCGCAGGTGACTGCGCTCCTGGTGGCGCCCGACCTCGACGTCGACTTCGGTGTCGAGCTGTTGGATGCGTCCCTAGCGTTGGTGGAGGACATCTCCGCGGACGTGTCAGACGGCACCGTCCACCGCGACAACCTCGCGGACGTGCATGGCACGGTCGACCTGACGATCTCCCGCGAGCTGGCGTGGGGCCGGGACCGGGTCCGCCCGTACATGCTCCTGTCCAGCGCCACGGCGGGCGTGACCGGCTGCCGGTTCAACCTCGGCGCGTACCTGCTCACCACCCCGGAGCGGCCGTTGGACCAGCTCCCTGTCACGTACAGCGTCACCGGCTACGACCAACTACACCTCCTGCAAGACAACATCGGCGACAGTTACAGCGTCGCGGCCGGCACGAACGTCCTGGCCGCGATCACCGCCGTGCTGACTGCGGCGGGCATCACCGCGCCCATCCTGCTCGACTCGACGGCATCGGCGAAGACGCTGGCGACGGCGCGGACGTGGCCGCAGACGTCATCTGACTCACCGCCGTGGATCCGCGTGGTCAACAATCTGCTGTCTTTGATCGGGTATCGCGGCATCTGGTGCGATCAGGATGGCGCGTTCCGATCCGGGCCTTACGTCCCCGCCACGGGGCGCCCGTCCGAGTGGACCTTCGCCGTGGGCGACCTGCAGGTGGGCATCGTCGCCGCGAATCGCAGTGTCGCCGCCGACGTGTGGGGTGTGCCGAACTGGTGGCGCTTCATCCGCAACGATATGACCGCCGCGCCGGTCGAGGGCGCGGGTCGGTACACCACGTCAAACCACGCCGCGGGTGCCGCCTCGTATGTCTCATTGGGTCGGACGGTTCGCGCCCCGGTCACCTATTTGGACGCGACGAGTCAGGCCGACCTTGTGACGCAGGGGAACAAGATCAAGGCGGCTGCGATGAGTGTCCCCGAGGTCATCACCGCGCGGTTGTCGCCGCTCCCGATCGCTTGGCATTGGGATGTTTCGACCTACTCCGATGCGGCCCTTGGCGCTGACCGTCGGGGGCTGTGCCGCTCCTGGTCGCTACCACTCACGGGAGAAGACATGGACTACGTCTTGGCGAGTGTCACGTGAGAAGTGAGCCCGGGACCGTGACCAGCGCGAGCCCGCTGGAGGTTCAGCTGGATTCGGCCGACACTGCGACCCCGGCGCTCCACCTCGCGAGTTACACGCCGACGCTGAATGACCGGGTCGCCGTGATCGTGCAGGGCGGCCAACTCCTCGTGCTCGGTCAGGTGACCTGAGATGACCAACCTCGCGCCGTACACGCCGATCCCCGAGCTGCCCAACAATGGCGAGCTGGGCGGCTACGACGGCTTCATCATCTTCGACGCCGCCGCCACGTTCACGTGGTCCTACCAGGACCCGGATTACGGCGACTTCCAGTCCCGGGCGGACTTCCGATACCGGGAATCGGCCGACCCGGGCATCGGATGGACCGTCTCGCTGACCAACGTCGACACGAACACCTACTCCTACACCCTGCCCGCGAACACCTGGGTGAACGGCGGAATCTACGAGTATCAGATATCCGTCTATGACACCGCGGGACTGCAGTCGCCATGGTCCGCGTCCCGGTTCATCGCCGCAATCGCCACCCCCGCCGCACCAACGATCACCTCTCCCGTCGACGCTTCGGCGCAGACGGACACGCCCATGGTGCTCACGTGGACACTGCCAGCCGGCGGTTCGCAGGACGCCTACCAGGTGATCCG